CTTCCCATGATGTATCAGCATGCGCCCAAATTGTTTCTCGCTGGCCTCCTCGCGGCGTAGCGCCGGCCGGTGGGGCCACCCTCGCTACACCATTGGCCTGCTTGATATCGCGGCCTGTAGGGGCGATTCCTGCGGCGGGAGCCATATGGTTTGCTGCAACCTTTGGCCGCAGCAAACCAGCTTGTGTCTCATATGCGACATTTGATTCTGTCCGAAGCACGTTCATCGGAAATAGTTCGTTAACGCGCTCAGGGCGCATCGCTCCCGCCACGTACCGATAGCGATCTTCGTCATCTTCGGGAATGGCGCGGCGCTGAATATCCACCTCGAACGCAGAAGCTGTGGTTATCGGAATGTCCTTCGCCGCTTGGAAACAGAGCAATTCCAAACCAGGCCGATAAAAACCTCCAGACTTGCTTCCAGTTGTATTTCGGTACAACTTGAGAAGCTCAAGGTCCGTAAGACCTGCGAAGCAAGTGGAGTTGTCCAACGGGATTACGCTGACCGAAACGTGAGGAGCCTCGATATCCGCCAAGTTGGATACGCACACCTGGACAGTGTGCTTATGGAGAAATACGAGGTTCTCTAGGTCGATTGAGACGAACACGGTCACACCGTCTTTTTGCCGCGGCCCATAATGCCGTTGTGCTTACGCCAGCGATAATACTCGATGGATACGTTGTTTGCGTTCCAACCCATCTTCTCGCCAACCGCCTTGATGTCCTGCGCCGTTGGAACGCTTGCCAGACTGGTCTCGTCATGCGCCATCATGGATGTAAGCATGTCCCATACCGCACGGCACAGAGTTCCTGCGGAAGGCATCTGCACACCGTTCTGCGTCGGACGATCCTTCTCGATCTTCTGTCCCTTAGTGGATGCTGTGCGAGTAGCAGCCGGTTTCGGATTATCAGGCACGGAACTACCATTTGACGATGCCATCAACTGTCCGAATGCGAACCGGGAGAACGCATCTGCGACCGGGGCGGGTTCGTCCGCCTCAACTTTTGGGTTGAGGTCAGGGGAGTGCAGATGAACGAAGTTCTCCGCCTTATATTCGACGAGCGGTTCGTCTTGCGGCGGGTCTTCCGCAGGAACTGGCATCGGAATGGCAACACCGTCGTCCAGCCAGAAACCAAACTTACCATCCACCTTTCCGAGATAGAGCTCGGGGTCAGCTGTGACCTTGTAAACTTGAACCAGAGCGCGTTTCGCCTTGCTGCGCTCACTGTAGGACTTGAAGCTGGGCATATCACCTCCTAGAAAGGTTGTAGGTCACGCCCACTGCGCAACCATGCAGTTAGTATAAGCGATGTTTTGGCGTTAGCGTGCGCTAACCTCGCTCATCTTAACAACTATTTACCCTAATAGGGTTTACCCTAGAAGGGGATATCGTCATCCATTCGATTATAAGCCCGTGGAATAGGCTTATGCGTTACAGATGGACCAAATGGAATATCATCGTCTTTATCCTTCTTAGGTGCGAAGGATGTACGTGTAACCACATTGAGGTGTGTTTCGGTCGGTACTTCATCATCTGAAACGGGATCCACGCCAAACCCGCTTCCGTCGTAGCAGTGAGCTAAGATTTCATCGTAAGGTTTCTTCAGATGAATTCTTAGATGAGTGGCTACTTTCAATAAATCCGTATTATTGATCGCTTCTAGCGTACTGTTTGGAACAGGACTTTTCGAACGTTCGCGCCACCATTGATTAGCTTTTCGCTTGGCAAAACCGTCATGGTCAAAACATGCGAACTCTGAGAACCTACGCATTCCGCAATAGTACGTGATGCGAAGCATATCGGGTTTTCCGGGCTTACGATGGACTTCGTAAGTCGCGTGATCTACCTTAAATACTTCAACGACAGGAAAGTCCGCTCCCCGAATAAGAACGTCTGTGGATGCACTGTGGACAATCTTAACTGACTGCAAGAACGGAGCGCCGCAGTTGAAACAAACTCGAGCGCTTGCATGACACCACGTATTGCAAGACTCGCAGAGTTTGACAGGAGCTTCTCCACCCTTCTCACCTTTCTTACGAGGGATTACAGGGTCATTGATTGGTCCAAGTCGTCTTGTGTTACCAGCGAAGTCCATTACAAGACAGTTCTTCTTCTGGCTGACAGAGATCGATTGCAATCGACCGCCCAGTGTGGTCAAGTCGAATCCTGGAGCGTACATGGGGCGCGTCCCGCGTCCTAGCATCTGTACCCATAGGACAGGTGAAGCTGTTGGGCGCAGCATACCAATCATGTCAAGTGCGGGGTGATTGAAACCAGTTGTCAGGACGTTGTTATTCGCGACAGCTTTGAGCTTTCCGGACTTGTAATCGCGTAGGATACGATCACGGTCTCCATCGGGCATCTTGCTGTGAACAGCTTCGCACGGGATTCCGAGATGTGTTAACATCCCAGCGGTATGGATAGCGTGTTCGACACCTGAGCAGAATAGAAGCCAACTATGACGCCCCTCAGCATGTTCTAGCATTTCTGTAAGCGCCGCGTAAGTTACCTCTTCACGGTCAACCGCAGCTTGGAGCTCACCTGCGACAAACTCACCTCCCCGCATGTGAACGCCATCGACGTCTAACAATGTCTTAGGTGACTTGGGAACAAGCGGGAGCAAATAACCTTCGTCAATGAGTCTATTGAAAGCGTTCAGGTGCGTAATGTCGAAACACGTATCCGTAAACAGCCCAGCGCCTTCAATCTTACCTACGCCCAGACGCCATGCTGTAGCGGTAAACCCGACAATCTTAAGATGCGGATTTATCTTGCGAAGCGCAGCAAAGAACATATTGTAAAGCGTCTCATCGTTTGGGCTTATAAGATGGCACTCATCCACAAGAACAAGATCAATGCGTCCAAATTCTGAACTTCGTTTGGCCACAGAAGCAATACCAGCGAAGAGGATACGGTGAGCAGTGTCCCGACGCCCAAGACCAGCACTGTAGACTCCCGCAGGAGCCATAGGCCACAGACGAAGAAGTTCTTCATAGTTCTGTTGAATGAGTTCTTTAACGTGCGTCAGGATCATTACTCGCTGACCGGGATACGAACCAAAAATTGACCTCAAAAACTCTGCAATGACCACACTCTTGCCTGTGCCAGTGGGCATTGCGACGAGTGGATTTCCAGACTTATGCTGAAAATAGTTCCAGATAGAGCCTACAGCTTCTGTCTGGTAGTCACGCAGAATCATCATGGCATTGCTTCGTAGTGTGAGCATCCATCGAGCTGCTGTTTGACAGTAAGCGCATCGAACTGCCCACTCTCGCGGACAAGTTCGTTGCCGCAATACCATCCGGGTTTGTCTGCACTCACCTCGACATACTTGCACGTTCGACAGTTCCGCGCTGGCGCAGCATTCATATGGCACACTGGACGGTGATCGCAGAACTTGCACTCGAACCATCCAGGAGATTCGTTAATCTTCTTCGGTGGTGCTTTCGACATAATGATGACGCGAGCACGGTCGATAAACTGGTCTGCGATGTTAGTATCAAGTGTAACAAGCTCTAGATGAATGTGGTCATCGTTCTTGTTCACAGCCCCATAAAGAGCCATGCTGATTTGCATCTTACGCATATAGATTTGCATCTGCACGAAGTGTTCGAATTTTGCTTCGCGGACACCAGTCTTAACAAGCGCTTGAAATGACTTATCGTTGTGCGTCTTCCACTCAGTGAGCGCTGGAACACCAATGGGCAGGTCCGGAATGCCAACAACGACACCGTCACCGCTGCCACCGAAGTGCCCTGCCCAAGCGCTGATGCGGAACTGTTTACCGTTTGCGTCCTGCTGAAACACTTCGCAACCGATAGTCAGCAGAGCAGCAATCAGACGCGCCTCTTCCATATGCCCGCGGTTAAACAAGCGAAGGACTCGTCCCGGGAAATGAGCCTTTGTTGTCCAGTGAAAACCGTACCAGATGGCACGTCCGCAGGATTGGCCCATAACTGACGAACCGAGGTGGGATCGAAACGCATCCTCTTGGCCGCGGTAGATATCTTCCATATGAGGCAAAACTTTTTTCAAGTTCTGCCTATATGCTCCGCCTTGGTCTGCTTCGATAGCAGCATCAATTGCGCGAAGTGTCTTAACGGCCAGGCGGATAGTCATT